GTTAGATTTAAGATAAAGTTTTCAAAATTCATTGCGTTATTTTTTAGTAAAAATTATGACCATCATCAATATATTTGTTTCTCCACCTATCCATTTCTTCAAAATACAAATCTCTAAATTTATCGAGCTCTTCTTCTAGGCTTTTTATTTCTTTATAATTAACATACAACATACCTATGGCACCAAGAACTGCTCCTATTGTCATAGAAACTATAATCATTAAAATTGGTGCATATATCATATTACAATGTAACAATTAATTTTTTAAATAACCAAATTATAACATACTTTGTTGTTCAACCTCTATATATGATTGATTATCAAGGTGTTCTCCAACCTCAACATATCTGCCGTTTTGTATGTTATACTTAAACTGAGCTTCTCCTAATTCACCAATATGCCTAAATTTAACTTTTTGCACATAGACACTTGTTAATTGATTTTTAAAATCTCTATAAACGGATATACCATTATCAACTTGATTATAAAAGTTTGCACTACCAGCAACATCATATAAAGTAGGTATTTCATATAAACCATTATCTTTTTTTTGCATTTTTCTAGGGTGTGCTACTAAAAATATATGTATATCATATTTTTGCTTAAATATTGTAAGTTTAGTTAAAAACTTATTTATATAATTTGTTTCATTTTGAGATCCAATGTTAGCATCAATTTTGTTATACGGATCAATAATTAAAGCATTAATACCGTATCTCCTTATTAATTGTTTTGCTGAATTTAAAATAGCATCTATTGTATATACATCACCATCTGGTCTTATCCAATGATAATGATCAGAAATAAATTCTTTTGCCATGTGTAATTCAGATTTAGACATACGATCATATTTTGTGTTGTTTCTAAAGCTTTTCCCAATAAGCTTTTCAGCTAAAACAGAAAAATGTAATTGCATGGGATAGTGTTCAGGACTAAAGACACCAAACTTCCATTTGTGTAAAGTAGATAACCTCATACATATATGTTCTAAAAAATTACTTTTACCATGTGTAGGTATCCCTGTGACAACTGTTAATTGTGAGCTTGCAAAGCTAAAAAGATTATCAAAGTTATTGTGATTTACTATTTGCCCTTTATTAAGACCTGTTTCAAAAAGACTATCAATATCTATATCAAAATCCTTAACATTTAAAACACCCTCTAAAGGATATAGTTGTGCTTTATTAATGCAAGATTTAACTCCAGAAACACCGTGATTAATTAAAACATCGTTGATGTCTTTGCAATTGTCAAAATAATTAACTCTAAAACATATATCTCTACCTATTCTTCTAGATAATTCTTCTTGTAATTTTAATCCTGGCTCATCATTATCTACAGCTAAATATACTTTTTCAAAGTTTGTGGCAAAGTCATTTAAATATTCCATTTTTAAATTGCTAGCACCATTGGGAACTGAAACACAATTTTCAAAACCAGCTTCATAAAAAGCTAACTTATCCATTTCTCCTTCTACAATAATAGCTTCTTTTTTACCTATTAAATGATCTAAACCATACATAATTCGTTCTGCATCTTTTACTAATTTAAAGTTTTTTGCAGCATCTCTATATTTTATGTTTACAAGTGAACTATCTCTGTAATATTTGAACTGTATAGTTGTAACTTCTTTACCTATCTGTGGCATATATTCCTTGCCTTCTGCAATTCTATTTTTTAAAATAGTATTTTTAGATATACCTCTACTTTTAAACCAGGCTATAAACTTATCAGAATATTCTTTTTCTGGTTTATTAACAGGTAAAACATATTTTATCTCTTGCATATATTTGTTTTGTTTTTTTAAACCACCTGTCCATCCACAATTGTGACAATTCCAAACACCTTCATCTATATTGACAGATAAGCATGGATCTGTTTTTTTCTTTCTTTCATGTGAACATTTTGGACATTTAGTTTTTACTTGCCCAGCAGTTCTTTTAATCTCTATGTTATAATCAGTAAATGTCATTTTTATATTTTAAAAAACCATTCCATCATATTTACCACCTTTTATTTTGCCGTCATTTATTATAACCTCATCATCCCAACAACCTTGGTTTAACCAAGTTGCTGGATGTTTCTTATATTTAATATCAGTTATTGATTCTGTATAAATTTTAGCAGCTGTTACACATTTTTTACAAATTTCTAAACTTAATTTCATAAATTTATTGTAACATAATTTCTTGCTTTTTTTAAAATTATATTCTTCCCAAAACTCAATAAATAAACTTTCTTTTTCTTTTTTATTATTATTGGTAACATTTTTGTGGAGGGGGGGGTAACATTTTTGTGGAGGGGTATCGACCACCTGTATAATCCTAGTTTCTACATTCTTACCTTGTCTAACGAGTTTTATTTTTATAAAATCATGCTGTACTAAGCTTTGTATATTTCTACTAATACTTTTTGGATGTCTGTTAAATAGTTTACTAAAATAGGAATTTGATGCCCAGCAATAACCTTTATAATTAGTTAGGCATGTAATCTCAGCATATAGTAATCTTTCTAATGGTGTTAATTTATCACTATATCTTACATTAGCAGGCAGCGTTGCCCAATAAGTTGGTTCTTCACTCATATTAGTTTTGTTTTGTAAAAAGTAGGGGGGCAAAAAACATTTAATAGTATTATTATTATATTGCCGTAGTGGCTACCCCCCAACTATTTTTGTTAATTAAAATGGCAAATCATCTTCTGATCCAACCTCTACAGCTTTTTTCTTACTAGGCTTCCAAGTATCAACATAAGTGTAATGTGTTATACCTGTATCGCTTGGGTTTTGCCTTCTAGCTATAATCAAATTTACCCAACCATTATCTTCAAGCTCATTTAATTGTTGAATTAGTTCGTCTTTTTTTATACTCATTTTTAATTGTGTACCACCATTATCAAAAGTTTTTTCTTTAATAATAATACCATTTACATACTTTTTATCACTCATAATATTTAGTTTAATTAATTATTTAAATTTACTTTTAAGGTTTTTATAGAGTCCTGTAGCTCTTTTATTTGTTGTTCCATTATATCAACTTTAGCTCTTCTATAGCCTGTTCTGTATTCATCTTTAACCTGATAATATAACTCTTTATATTCCTGGTAGTAATCTAAGTTGTCTTTATGATGCTGCATGTAATGTAAAACTGTTGCATGATGTCTATTTATAATTTCACCTATGCGTTTTATTGTTGTTTTATTTTCATATAAAACCACTCCTAGAATTGCTCTAGTAAGTTGTATTTTTTGCTCTCTGTTTTTACTTCTAAGAGTTCTTAATTTATAATCACCAACAACCTCTATAATTTGAATTATTGATTCTTCAGTACTGCTCAATGATAAACTTTTCATCACTTAATTTTTTAGATTTAATATATATATATTTTAATTCTTGTATACTTAATTTATTTTTTAGATATTTTATTGCGTGCAAAAATCTTTCTTTATTATTCTCAATATGAATAAACATTTCTTCCTTATTATCTAAAACTTCAGTTATGCTTATATCTAACTTGTCAAAACATAACTGTAAATATTTAGTCCTAACTGTTGATTTGTGTATTTTTTCGCCTAAGAACCCTATGCCATCCCAACAAGGAATATCAGAATTATAGTAAAAGACTGGGTTTAAACACCATAAATGTTCTGGCATTACACTTAAAAAATCAATATAATATTCTAAAGGTATATACCTGTCTTTATCTACCAGCACAATGTCTTCAACAAATTGTTTATTTATTCTAACTATCTCCCTTGTCTTTTGCCAATTATTTAAACATTCCCCTTCTTCGCATTCTTTCAAATTGATCTCTAGGATCTCTAGGGCAGTCATTCTGCCAGAGGTCTTTAATAATTTCTTCTGCTTCATAATATGTTAATTCATTTAAGTCTATATTCTCATACAAATAATTAGCACTTGATGTTACTAGAAGACTTTCTATTTTCCCTATTTGCCATAAGGAAGATGGTTCGTCTTCTAGTAGTTCATCTATCCAATCGTTTTCATCCATTAACTTTTAGATCTTTTAAAATCTTCAGCTTCATCTTCTCCAAAACAACCTATTTCATAAAGGCCAGCTAATGTAAGAACCACTCTTGATTTAGCTCTTTTTTCTGCCATAGCAACAGGATAGGCATTGCTATTGTTTTTTGGAGTACATTCTCCAAAAGTTTGTATAATTCTATCACCTTTTTTGCCTAATGCTTTTATTAAACAATGTGTGTGATCATCTGACAAATTTACTATTTCATATTGAATTTCAATATTATTGGCAGCCATAATTTTGTCTATACCTTGTCTTGTAATTATGTTATAAAATTTGTGTTTAAAAACATCATCTTTAACTAAGTTGTTTTCTATAAACAATCTTTTTAACATTTCATTTTGACTTTCTTTTACCATAATTTTGATTTTTTTTTGGTTTATAATTAATATTAGATTCATGCAGCTTTTCGAACACCTCTTGTAACCCCATGTATTCAGCTGACGTATACATTGCAGAATAATACTTCTCAATGTATGCTTGACGTTCTTGTTCTTCAAGAACTAATTCTTTAATTTTCGACATAGTTTTTTTTATAATTAACGTTCATCTTTATTACCATCAGACATCATCTCATCGTGTTGGTCTTTCATGTTTTGATTATAATCATACTGTTCTATCATAGTGTAACTATCTTCATCATCGCCACATTCTGTACAAACCATATATTCATCTGCGTGTTCTTTACATTCACCACAAATATCAGTGTTTGCCCAAAATTTACTATCACAACAATTACTTGTTTCTCCACTCTCTTCTTCAACACCACAACATGAGGTTACTAATACATTATTATAGCTATCATCTATAGGGTTGTTTAATTTATAGTTATCATAACCCATATCTTAAAAGTTTACAGATATAATTTTATTACTAAAGTCAATGTATAGGTCTTGTGGTTGTATGTGATTCTTAAAATTTAAATCACTGTCATCTACTTCTACAGACCATTTAGTACCATCGTAATTTTCTAAATCAGTATCTATTAAATGTGTTTGTTTTTTAGTGTTTTCTTCTTCCCAAAAGTCTACCACTACCTGACCAACTATTTTATTAATGTATAAAGATGTACCCTTAACACCCCAAGATCTCATTTCTGTTTCGTAAACCCACTCTATTAAAAAATCTGTTTCTGTATCGTGATTTTTTTTACTAACATTAAAAACTGTTACGCTGTTGCCTGATAATTTTGTTTCGAATTTCATAGTTATATGTATTGATTGAATTACAATGTAACGCAACAAAAACGACATATGCAAATTTTATTCCACTAATTTCCATTATCATTAAAATTTATTGACTTATATTGCTGTAAAGATTAAAATGGCTAAGACCTACAATGACTATCCACAATCTGCTACTAATAATGCTAAGAGAGCAATAAAGTATAAAGAAGAAAATGGTAGTTCTTGTGGTACAAGCGTAGGCTGGACTCGTGCAGGACAATTATCACGAAGAGAAAAACTTTCTCGTTCAACAATTGCACGCATGGCTAGTTTTAAAAGACACGAACAACACGCAGATGTTCCGTATTCTGAAGGTTGTGGAGGATTAATGTACGATTGTTGGGGAGGAAAAAGTGGAGTTAATTGGGCAATCACAAAATTAAAGGAAATAGACGGAGTGGCAAAAAAAAGAAAATATAAATATAAAGGCGAAGAGTTTGATCATAGATATGATTTTACTGAAGCTGACATGGCCACACTACATGATAAAGGAGAGTTATATGTAACACAAACAGATGAAGATGGTACAGAAATGACTATTCTATTTACATACAACCATGATCATGATGAGGTAAGTGCCATATTAAAAAACTCAATAAAGATGAATTGGTACGACATAAAAAATGTAGCTTCTGATAATGTAACAGAAGTAATGATATATGATGAAATTGGCAAATATGGGGTTGATGCCAAGTCTTTTATAGATGAAATGAAAAACATCCCAAATGACACATCTGTTCTTTTAAGAATAAACTCACCAGGAGGATCTGTAGTAGATGGATTGGCAATATATGATGCTATAAGCAGAATGCCACAAAAGGTGACTACTCGTATAGAAGGTATAGCAGCGTCAATGGGAAGTGTTATAGCACTTGCTGGTGATGAAGTTATAATGAGTGAAAATTCACTTTATATGATACACAATGTATGGGGAGGAGAAGTTGGAGATGCAGGTGATTTAAGAAAAGCAGCTGAACTTATGGATAAAATGGGTGATAGGCTGGTAAGTATATATATGTCTAAGACAGGAAATAGCGAAGAGCAAATCCGTTCTTGGATGAATGAAGAAACTTGGTTTGATAGTGCTGAAGCAGTTAAGTATGGTTTTGTAGATAAAATTGAAGAACCAATTAAACTTGCTGCAAGGTTTGATATAAACAAGTATGATTACAAGAATAAAGCTCTTGTAAATAATTTATTTAATAACATTAAAAAAGAAAGTAAAATGGAAAAAGAGTTTGATAACTTAAAGACTTTTATTTCTGACCTTTTCAATAAGGAAGGAGATGTAAAGGAAGTAAAAATTCTTGATAATGATGTTGTTGTTGAAAAAATGAACACTTTAGAAGAGTCTATAGAAGAGTCTAACAAAGCTATCGTTGAATTAAATGGCAAAATCGTTGAAAAGGATGGATACATTGCAACTTTAGAAGATGAGATTTCTTCTTATAAAGTAGCTAAAATGGAGGGGACTCCAAGTGATGTTGTACCTAGTAAAGATCCTAACCCAACTCCAGATGCAAAATCTGAAGATGCGTGGGATGTTCTAGCACAAAGCATCAGTAATGACAAGAAAATTTATTTTAAAAATTAAAAATTAGACAAAAATGGCAAATGTAATTAATACAAGTTTAAGCTGGAGCCAAGAAGATGCTAGAAAGTATTTTTTATCTCCACTCTTTTACGAAAATGACCATCTGAAAGGGATGGAAGTTATTTCTGATATTTCTGGTGCTTCTATAAAATTAGACAGGTACTCAGCACTTAAAGATTTAACAAAAGCTATGAATTCTTCATGCTTTACTGCTGATGGCACACAATCAGCAAATGATGTGATCACTTTAACTCTATGTAGATTAGAGGTAGAACACGCACAACAATCAACTTCTTTATTATCTCACATTAAATCTCAATTATTGAGAAGAGGTATTAGTCGTTATGATTTATCTGGAACTATCTTTATGGAAATCGTTTCAGAATTAGTACTACAAGGTATAATGAGAGATATGTCTACTATTCTATGGTGGGGAGATGCTGACAATGGTGCAGGAACTCAAGCATTATGTAATGGCGTATGGAAAGCACTAGATACTGCAAAAGGAGCTGGTACTTTACCTGCTGGACAAGCATTAACTCAAGGTGCTACAGCTACAATTACTCACTTAGAAGCTATGTTAGCTGCTCGTTCAACTGAATTAGCTACTGCTGAAGGACAAGTAATTTACTGTTCAAGAGCTTTTGCTGATTCTTATGCTTCTGAATTAAGAGCTTCAAATGGTTCTCATACTGCTGCTTACGCTGATCTACAAAATGGTGTTGGTAACCTAAGATTTAATGGTGTGCCTTTAATGGTTCAAAATTCTTGGGATGTTGATATTGCTAATCACGCTGGTGCATTAGTTAACATGACAAATGGAAATGCTCCTGATGCTGCTGGTGAAACTAAAGCTGCAATCTGGACTATGGAGAATAACATTACTGTTGGTACAGATTTTGCTGCACAAGATGTTGACATGTGGTACAACAGAGATTGTAAAGAAAATCGTTTTAGAATGCTTTACTCTTTCGGTGTTGCTGTTAAAGAACCAGGAATGGTTGTAACTTCAATCCACTCTTAATAATAATATGTTAAAGGGGGGTGCATAACCCCCCAATAACTTTGTATAATAATATAATAAATATAAAAAAATGGCAATAACTCAAGGACACGCAATTGTATGTTGCGACAGAAACCGAAGAGGTGGACTAAAAAGAATTTGGCTTATGGAGCAAGGTGGATTAGGTGCTGTAGCTTATGCTGCTGCTGGTACAGGCCCTGGATCTGATGCTGCTGGTGGCGAATTTAATTCTTTTGTGTCTTCAACTTTTTATGAATTTGAATTTGATAGAGAAACTGCTGGTTTCACTGCAAATGCAACAAGAGAGAACGGTTCTACTCTTGTAAGTGTAGAATTAGATTTCTACATTCCAAAAGTAACTGAAGAAATTAATGGTAGATTAAGAGAACTTACTGAGTCTTGTGGTCTTTATGCATTAGTAGAAACATTCGCAGATGATTGTGATGCTACTGCACCAGAAACTTACTTCTTTATTTTAGGATATGATAAAGTTTTCGAAAAGAAAGCATTCATGG